CCCCCAGCGACTCATGCTTGGGTGCATGGCCATGGCTAACCCCACACTCACCGAAAATTTTTTTTTCCTGTCCCAGCCGTATCAATTCGTAAACTGCAGTGTTACGATGGGTCGAAAATGGGGTGTTACAGCACCCCATTTCCTAAGCCACCATCAAACAAAGGAGATCGACTGATGGCCTATTGGAATTATACCTTATGACTGTTTATGGATACATAAGGGTTTCTACGACTCGGCAGTCGGAGAAGCACAGTCCTGACATGCAGCGTAGGGAAATCACACAGATTTGCCTACGCGAAGGCTCTATGCGCGTTCGTAGATTCTTAGAGGACATGGGTGTATCTGGCACCCGCCCCTTTTTTGAACGACCTTCTTTGAAGCGTGTGTACTTTGACCCTGGAGACACCCTCATAGTGTCTCGTTTAGACCGTTTAGGGCGCGATATGTTTGACCTTATGGAAGTGATCAAGTTGTTTAAAGATCGTGGTGTAAAGCTTATTACGGGCGATTGGGGTGAGGTTACTGATGATTCTATCCAATCTAAGATACTCGTAAGTGTCGGCGCTTTATGCGCCGACTTAGAGCGTCAGAAGATAGCTGAGCGCATAGAGGCTACGATGTGTGATTTGAAGGATCGTGGCTTGTATACGGGTGGTCGTTTGCCTTTTGGTTATTATCTTGTTTTGGACGATCAGCTTAAACGTCCTGTTGAGATGCCGCATCGTGAAGAGATGGTTAGGAGGATGAAGTCGTTAAGACGCGAGAATATTCCTTACCGTCAGATCCCAGCATATATTTCCAATGAATTTAACGATATGGATGGCTCACCCATGAAGGTGAGCCATATGTTAGTTAAGAGGGTGTGTGATGTCTGAGAATCCTTTTGTAGACTTCGTAAAGACTTATCATAGTGATCCTGTCTCATTTGTGAGACATGTGCTCCACGTGGAACCTGACCCTTGGCAAGCTGAGTTCTTGAATGCTTTGGCATCAGGTACTCGCAGGGTATCAATTCGTAGTGGTCATGGGGTTGGTAAGACTGCGGCTGCTTCTTGGTCGATGATCTGGTTTTTACTTACTCGTTATCCTGTAAAGATAGTTTGCACATCCCCTACTTCCGCGCAGCTTATGGATGGTTTATTTGCGGAGGTAAAGCTTTGGTTGAAGGAGTTGCCTGATATTCTGGCTAATCTTTTAGAGCATAAGAGTGATCGTGTGTTCTTAAAGGCTTCCCCTACGGAAGCCTTTCTCGCAGCTAGGTTCTCAAGAGCAGAGAATCCAGAAAGTTTGCAGGGTGTGCATAGCCAAAATGTCTACCTATTGGTAGATGAAGCATCTGGGGTGCCAGAACAGGTCTTTGAGGCAGGTTATGGCTCTATGACTGCTGAGAATGCTATTACTGTTTTGCTTGGTAATCCCACTCGTACAAGTGGTTTCTTTTACGACACTCATCACAAGATGGCAGATCAGTGGTGGCGTAGAAAGGTTTCTTGTGTTGATTCGCCCCGTGTAAGTGAGAAGTACATTGAGGAGATGAAGCAGCGTTATAGTCCTGAGAGCACTGAGTTTCGTATAAGGGTATTGGGTGAGTTCCCTGAATCTGATGATAACACTGTAATTCCATTGCACCTTGTAGAAGGTGCAATGGAAAGAGATGTGCCTATTGATGAGGATGCGCCTTTGATTGTTGGGATTGATGTTGCTCGTTTTGGTGATAACTATTCTGTGATGTGTAAGCGTAGAGGAAGGGTCGTAACTGGTTTTCGTAAGTGGAAGGGTTTGGATCTTATGCAGTTAACTGGTGCGATCATGGCTGAGTTTGAAGCTTCTGGTGGTAGAGATCGTCCAGAGGAGATATTGGTTGATGCGGTGGGAGTTGGAGGCGGTCTTGTTGACCGCCTCAACGAGCTAGGTCTACCTGTACGTGGTGTCAACTCTTCAGAGTCTCCCAGCATGGGTGCTACGTTTCTTAACTTGAGGGCTGAGTTATGGACGAAGATGAAGGATTGGCTAGAGAGTCGTGAGACTTCTTTACCTGATGAGCCTGATCTCATATCTGAGCTTGTAGCGCCTCGTTATGAGTTTACGAGTACAGGTCGTATGAAGTTAGAGAGTAAGGATCAGATGAAGCGCAGGGGCTTACCCAGCCCAGACATGGCTGATGCTTTGAGCATGACTTTTGCCCATGATGCAGTCGTTGGATTGAAGGGTCGTGGTGGTTCTAACTGGGGCCAACCTTTGAAAAGAAATATTAAGGGCATCTTTTAATTAAATAGTTTGGGAAATATTGGTTGTGTCGCTTGTATCATTTATGATACAAGTGCAAAATAAGGCAGCAACCAATTAGGCGCTGAGATGCCAGGCTATAAGTATAATTCAGTAGAAGGTCGTAAAAGGGCTGCGCAGGAGACTATGAAGGTCTTGGAGCGCCAGAAACAGGCTCGACCTCAGAAGAAAGGCAATAAGAGTGAGTGAAGTTATTTCTGATGAAATAATCTTCACCGAAGCCATGTCGGATGAAGATGCTCAATCTATATTGAGCCAAGATCTCTCTGACGCTATTGATTTTTGTGACAATGTGATCAGCCCTGTACGGGCTGAAGCTGAGAAGTATTATCTTGGCGAAGAGTTTGGTAACGAAGAGACTGGCCGTTCACAGGTTGTAAGTCTTGATGTCAGGGATACTATCCAGGGCATTATCCCCTCTTTAATGCGTATCTTCTTTGGTGGTGAACACACTGTTGAGTTTGCACCTCAAAACGCAGAAGACGTAGAGGTAGCTAAACAAGCTACCGATTACGTTAACTACATCGTTAATCGTGACAATAACGGCTTCTCTGTTTTGTACGATGCGTTCAAAGACTCGTTAATGAAGAAGGTAGGCTTCGTTAAGTATTACTGGGATGACTCTGAGAAGGTTGAGAGTTATGACTTCTCAGGCTACTCAGAGCAAGAATTAGCTGTTTTAGATTCAGACCCAGAGGTTGATATAGCAAGGGTTGAGCAGCTTACTGAAGTTCAGCCTGACGGCTCAACTTCAACGTTAGGTTTTAGTGGTACTTACACTAGGGTTATGCGAAACGGAAAGGTTCGTATAGAGAGTGTCCCGCCAGAAGAATTTTTAATATCACGCAATGCTAGGACTCTGCAAGATGCAGATCTAGTAGCTCATCGTCGTTATGCAACGTTGAGCGAACTTGTTGAGATGGGTTACGACTACGAGGACATCGAAGGTTACGCAACCTACGACGATGACTTCGACTTTAACCCTGAATCAACTGTTCGCAACCCTACTTATGATAACGGTGGTATGACGGCAGATCCGACCATGCGTCGAGCGTTATACATAGAGTCGTATATTTATATGGACGTTGATGGTGATAACCGCGCTGAATTGCGCAGGATATGCACTATTGGGGAATCCCATGAGATTCTCCGCAACGAGCCAACAGATCACATCCCTTTTGTTGCTTTTCATTGCGAGAAGGAACCGCATACTTTCTTTGGTCTTAGTGTTGCTGATGTAACTGCTGATATCCAACGAATTAAGTCTATGGTTCTTAGAGCAAGCTTAGATTCGTTAGCATTGTCTACACACCCTCGCGTGGCTTTTGTTGAAGGCCAAGCTAACGTGGACGATTTGTTAAATACAGAGGTGGGTGGCTTGATTAGGGTTCGTAACCCTGGGGCTGTCACTCCGTTCAATATTCCTTATGTGGGCCAGCAAGCTTTTCCAATGCTGGAATACATGGATCTCATTCGTGAGCAACGCACAGGTCAAAGTCGTGCATCTGATGGTTTAGACCCAGGTGCTTTGCAATCATCAACTAACCTTGCTGTTGCGCAGACGATCAATGCTAGTCAGCAGCGTACTGAAATGATTGCACGTTTCTTTGCAGAAACGGGCATGAAGGATTTATTCACTGGTATTTATCAGCTAGTGATTAAGCACCAAGACAAGCCTCGTATGGTTAGGCTTCGTAATGAGTTTGTGCCGATAGACCCCAGCGTTTGGAACGCAAGTATGGATGTCGTTACCAACGTAGCTCTGGGTCGCTCTAGCGACCAAGAGCGTATGAATATGCTTCAGCAAGTCGCAGGAAAGCAAGAGCAGATATTACAGACTCTTGGCCCTAACAATTCCTTAACGACCATACAACAATATTATCAAACGATGACTCAGATGTTGGAGCTTGCAGGATTCAAAGATCCGAACAAGTTCTTTACTGATCCATCAACAGTGCCTCCCCAGCCCCAGCAACCGCCTAAGCCAGATCCTAATGAGATGTTGGCAGAAGTTCAGATGGAACAAATACGAGCGGATATCCAGAAGAAGGCTGCTGAATTAGATCTTCGTCGTGAAGAAATGATGCGCAGTGATGATCGTCTTCGTGACAAGGATGAGAGCGACATTCTAGTGAAGATTGCAGAGCTAGAGGCTAAGTACGGAACACAAGTAGATCTTGCAGAGATAAGAGCTTTGCAGGAGCGAGATAGAGAATTAACGAGATTGGCTGCAAATGGACAACTACCCCAACAGTAGCCGAATCGTAGAGTTTCTTCGTGATCCTATGACAGATGAAATTATCGAGTCACTGGAAAGCGAAATGTTTGAAGAGTGGGCGTATTCCAAGGATTCAAAGAGCAGAGAAGATCTGTGGTTTGAGTTACAGGGAATGCAGAGATTCTTCAGAAGATTGCGTGCCGTTTCGGATAACACGCAACTTAACCAAGCGAGGTCTGAGAAGTAATGAGTGAACCTATGACAATCCCTGAAGGGGGTCTTGATGTTCAACAAGCAGCAGAAATGTTGCTACAGCGGGTTGAAGGCGCTGATGAGAATCAAAATGCCAATAAAGAACCAGAAGAGCAGTCCTTAGAAGTATTAGAGGGCGAGGCTGAGTACGAACAAGAAGAAGCATTCGACTCTGCCGAATTGATTGAAAGTGAGGACGAAGACTACGAGGAAGATTCGAGTGAACGTTTCACTGTCAAAATTGACGGTGAAGATCAGGAAGTCGCATTAACTGAGTTACTCAACGGCTACAGCAGACAATCAAGTTTTACTAAAAAGTCCCAACAACTTGCGGAAGATCGTAAGGATTTTGAGGGACAGCGAGATGCAGTCTTACAGGAAAGGTCTGTTTACGCTGACATGCTATCGAAACTACAAAACCGATTGCTGTCAGAAGATCATGTTTCTGAGCCTGATTGGGATGCTTTATTTGAAGACAATCCAATACAGGCAACTCGCCAAAAATATGAGTGGGATAAAGCGCAAAACTCTCGTCAGAGTCAACTACAAAAAATCTCTGATGAACAGAACCGCTTATCGCACGAACTGCAAACTGAACAACAACGCGCTATGCGTGAAGTGGTCACTGAACAAACGTCTGAGGTTCGTAAATTGATCCCTGAATGGGGGGAAGATAAAGGCTTCAAAGATGGCGCTCAGAGACTTCGTACTTGGCTAATAGATTACGGTTTAGCTGAAGAGGATGTGAATTCGATGGTGATGGCAAAGCATGTAGAACTGGCTGAAATGGCTAGAAGATACAGCGTTGGCTTGAGTCGTAGTAAAGAACGTCCTGTTAAGCAGAAGACTGTACGTGCTGGCACTAGCCAGCGCGGTAAAGCCAAACCCAAAGCAAAAGCTGTTCAGGCGCAGGGACAAAGACTGCAAAAGAGTGGCCGCCTAAAAGATGCGGTCGATTTAGCAAAACTTTTGGAACTTTGAGGTATTTTAAATGACTATCATATCAAACACATTTACTCGGTACAGTGCAATTGGCATTCGTGAAGAGTTAGCCGATGTGGTTTACAACATATCGCCACAAACGACACCGCTGGTATCAAACATTGGTAGCGGCAGTGTATCTAACACTTTCTATGAGTGGACCAGCGATTCGCTCGCAAGTGCCGGAGCAAATGCACAGATCGACGGCGATGACCTAGCTTCTTTTACAGCTATAACCCCAACTGTACGTTTGGGAAATTATACTCAAATTATGCGTAAGGATTTCATCATCGCTGATAACTTAGAGGTTATCGACAGTGCTGGTAATTCTAATACTCGCGCATATCAACTGGTGAAAGCTGGTAATGAGCTAAAGCGTGATATTGAGTTTAACATCTGCGGTGTGAACCAAGCTGCCGTTGCAGGATCAACCAGTGCTGCACGCAAAGGTGCATCTCTTTCTGCTTACATCAAGACTAATACCAGCAAGGGTAGCGGCGGTGCAGACCCCACCACCTCTGGCGGTGTGGTCAATGCTGCTCGTACCGATGGAACCCAACGGGCATTCAGTGAAGCGCAGTTAAAGACAGTGCTACAGGCTTGTTGGACGGAAGGTGGCGACCCATCAATGGTTATGACTGGGCCTTTTAATAAGGCTGCTGCAAGTGCGTTTGCTGGTATTGCTGCGCAACGTTACATGGCTCCTGGTGATAGCCCTACCACGATAATCGGCGCTGCTGATGTCTATGTCAGCGACTTCGGATCAGTTTCTATCGTTCCGAACCGCTTCCAGCGTGAGCGTGATGCTTATGTGCTAGATCCAGATCTACTGTCTCTATCTGTTCTGAGAAACATTCAGAACGTTGAGTTGGCTAAGACTGGTGATGCTCATAAAGAAATGGTCATCTTTGAAGGCTCGTTGAGAGTCGATGCAGAGTCCGGCCTTGGCATCGTAGCTGACTTGACCACTTCTTAGTGGATTGGGATCGACATGACTGAATTTAAAAAAGTTCTTGAATACGACTCTCTGACGAAAACTAAGACGACCTTCGGTTACGAAGAGTCGTCTAGTGGCCGTGAGTCTGATGACTCTATAGTCATTCAGACTCAGACTGATGTTACTGACATCATTGAATCAAACAAACGTTTATTCAATGAGACAGATCGACATCAATCTTGGGGCGATGGATTTAAGACTAAAGTTGCGTCGATCCCACTTACGCTTTTGCATGAACTAAAGGCTAAAGGCATTCTCAAAGACGAGAAGGCTTTTAAGAAGTGGCTTAACGATCCTGACAACAGAGCGTTTAGAACGCGAGGCGGTAAGGTCTAAATGGCTATCACCACCTATAGCGAGTTGAAGTCTTCGGTTGCAGATTGGTTAAATCGTGATGATTTAACCTCTGTGATCCCAGACTTTATTACTTTGTCAGAAGCACAATACAACCGCTCTATACGGCATAGAAATATGATCGTTAGATCACGCGCTAGTATTGATGCTCGTTATTCCGCTACGCCTCCTGACTGGATTCAAACTGTGCAGCTTATCTTGCTGACTAATCCTGTTCAGCCTCTTAACTTCATTACGAATGAAGAAATTAACAAACGGAGAGCGGCCTCAAGTGCCGTTGGCCGTCCGAACTCGTTCACACACGTGGGTACTGAGATAGCGGTTTACCCTGCCCCAGACAGCACCTATGAGGGAGAGTTGGTCTACTACGGAAAGATTCCAGCTTTGTCTGACAGTAATACGACTAATTGGTTGTTGGACTTATCCCCTGATATTTATCTCTACGGATCGTTAATACAGGCAACGCCTTATTTGCGTGACGATGAAAGGCTTCCAATGATCTCTTCGTTATATCAGCGAATGATTGAAGACATGAATATCTCCAACGAAAGAACTAGCGGTCAAACATCGACGCAAATGCGCGTCCCTACTTTTGGATAAGTTTTATGGCGTTTACAAATTACCTTGAAGAAAAAGTTCTAGGATATGTTTTTTCCGGTGCTTCTTTCAGTCAGCCTGGGACGAAGTTTCTAGCCCTTTACACGGTAGCTCCGACAGACAGCTCTGCTGGTACTGAAGTGAGTAGTTCTGGTACTGGCTACGCTCGTCAAACGGTTGCGTTGACTACGAGCGGAAGCGATACAACTAATTCTGGAGCGGTGGAGTATGCGACAGCGACAGGATCAGGGTATGGGACAGTCGTTGCAGTGGCTTTGCTAGATGCCAGTACAAGTGGAAATATGCTCGCCTATGCTTCTTTAGCAAGCTCTAAAGCTATTGCTGCTGGTGACGTATTTAGAGTACCCGCTGGCGACTTGGATATAAGTCTTAACTAATGTCGCAGGGGTATGGCAATGGGTCTTGGAACCAAGGTAGATATAATGTTTGGTCTTATCAAGACTGTTCAGCTTCTACAACCGCTACGAGCAGCTTTACTGCGTCTGCTGGAATCGTTAAGGACGCTCAAGCAACTATCAGTGCTGCTTCTTTGGCTTCCTGCTCTGCTAACAGAGTTGTTCAGGGCGCTGCGAGTGCGTCTGCAAGTAGTTCTTTCACTGCTAATGCAGCCGTTGTTTTATCTGGCTCCGCGACTATTGCTGCTGCGTCTTCGTTTACAGCAAGCGGTTTGCGCATTGCTGATGGTGCCGCTTCGATCTCTGCGGCTTCTTCTTTTGTCGCTACCTCAGTCATTGTCGCAAATGCAAGCGCGAGTTTATCTGCCAGTTCGCAATTTACAGTGGCGGTTAATCGCATACTCAGCTTTAGCGCAAGTACAAGCGTCATCTCTAGCTTCGTCGCTAATGGCGAAATCAAATGGCAGAAAGAAGCGCCAGCCAGTGATAGCTGGTCAGATCAAACAGCAGCAACAACCACATACACCACCCAGCCTGATGCCAGTACAAACTGGCAACAGGCGGCTTGAGGATTAAATAATGGCAGATACATTTTCCAACGATTTACGTTTGCGGCTCCAAGAAAGTGGCGCAAATAGTGGAAATTGGGGCACACTTTTAAACGGTACGATTACCAATATTGCCTCGGCGCTAGGCCAAGGCAGTGAGGCCATCCCCAACGCATCGACTCACACAATCACCCTAGCTGATGGCACAGCTGATGAAGCACGTTCTCTTTACCTAAAATGCACAGGCGGCGGTCAGGCTTGCACAGTCACGCTTGGCCCCAACACGATCTCAAAGGTCTGGATAATTGATAATGAGACAGCTCATACTCTGACTTTTAAACAAGGCAACAATAGCAGCCAATCAGGAACAGAGGTTGCTATAGGGGCTGGTGCAGTAAAAGTGATCGTCACTAATGGCGCTGGCGTAAATAGTGTGGTGACGGATGCGTTGTTTGGGCTTGAGGGGGCGCTTAGTTCTCTAGCTGTTACTGGCGAAATCACCGCCAATGGCGGCATTGCATTGGGCGACAACGACAAGGCTACGTTCGGTGCTAGTGATGACTTAGAAATTTATCATGATGGGTCTAATAGCATTATTGCTGATGTCGGAACGGGTCACTTAAAACTGCTTGGTAACGACCTGCGAATTAATAATGCCGACAGCAGTAAGTCTTATTTTTCGGCTACTAACGGTGGTTCTGCGATTATTTATCACAACAGCGCCGCTAAACTAACTACAACTGCTACAGGCGTTGAGATAAATGGCGCATCTTCGACAACGGGAGCAATCGCAAGCACTGCAATAGACGGAACTGTTGTAGATCGAAGCGGAAATACTTCCAGATTTGTTGCTGGGCGGTCTGGCGGCAACTTTGCTGCTTTGGAAATGCACGTTGCTGGCGCGTCTGGGGTCACAAAAAGATTAAGCATTGATTACGACAGCACTACAAAACTGTTTGCGCCTAACGGAACATCAGAGCATTTAGTAGTTAGTAGCGCGGGCAAAGTGGGTATTGGACGATCTCCCAGAGTTATGTTGGATGTGGCGGGTGAGGTCGCTATCGCACACGATGCAACTTACGGCCTACGTTTTTACAACCAACCTCAGAACAACTGGTCAAGCATTGGCAACAACCAAACTAGCTCATCAGCAAACTTGGTCTTCAAGGACGCATCAGGCGAGGGGATGAGGCTGGATGGCTCAGGCAACCTGTTGGTGGGTAAGTCGGATGCAGCTTTAGGAACAGCGGGACATACATTTGGCAATGATGGTTACCTTTACCACACGAGATCAGGCGACATTATGTGGCTCAATCGTCTAGGTGTACACGGTACGATAGTGACATTCATGTCGGGTGGGTCAACGGTTGGCACTATCTCAACCAACGCAAACTCCTTGCCCTCAGATCGCAATTTCAAAACCAATATTAATGATTTGACTTTGGGTCTGGACTTTGTCGCCTCCCTCAAGCCGGTAACTTACAACTATAAGATTGACGAAGCAGGCGATGCAGTTATGGCTGGATTAATCGCTCAAGACGTTGAGGAATCGTTAAACTCAGCAGGTGTCGCTAAAAACAGCATGACGATGCTTCAGCACAAACCATTAGACGATGAAAAGCAGTCCGATTACCAAATGGATTACTTGAAGTTGGTGCCGGTTTTAATAAACGCAATCAAAGAACAACAAACAACAATAGAAGCACTCACAGCACGAATTGAAGCATTGGAGAACAAGTAATGACCGCAACAAACACATGGACGATTTCGCAAACAGATTACGTTCTTTCAGAAGACGGACTAACCAACGTAATCAATAACCTGCATTGGCGATGCGATGCAGCAGAAACCAATGGCGGCAAAGACTACACCGCTGGCAGCTATGGCACCCAGTCAGTAACCGCTGACCCTGATAACTTCATTGATTATTCAAAAGTTACTGAGGCCAATTGTATTGCGTGGCTGAAAGCAGCAATGGGTGAAGATGCGGTAACTGCGTTAGAAGCTAGTCTTCAAGCAAATATCGACTTGGAAATAAGCCCTACTGATGGGTCAGGAACCCCCTGGGCAGCATAAGGAATAAACATGAGCGAACAAACAGTAAACATTGATGGCGAAGAGTTTGCATTTAGTGAGCTTGAGCAAGACGCGCAAGTAATGATTCAGCGCGTACAACAATTGCGCGAAGTGCAACAAAACTTGCAGATTCAGCTAATTGAAAACGAGCGCAGTATTGCTCACTGGGAAACAGACATTCGCAATTCGATCAAGCCGGTTGAAGCTGAAGAGTCTGCGTCACTACTGTGACGCAAAAAGAATTAACAGCGAAAGCTTTGGCCTCGATTGAGGCGCACGAAAGAGAGTGTGTCGTGAGATACCAAAGCATTGAGCGCAGGCTAGACTCTGGAGCTGATAAGTTTGTGCGTTTGGAAAAGATGATATTTGGCTTGTATGCCTTGGTACTAGGATCTGTGGTAGTTCCGCTTTTGATTTCTATGGGCTAAGCCATGATTGGCGAGATCGCGGCCATTATTGCTGGAGTTAATGCCGCAACGAGTGCGATTAAGCAGGTCGCTGAAGCGGGAAACGACCTTAGCAGTATTGGTAGCTTTATTACGCGCTTAGGTGGTGCAGAGGTGGAGCTTGCCAGAAAAGTTAATGAGGGTAGCTTGAATCCAGCGGAAGCGGTGCAAGCGGCTCTCGCAAAGAAGCAGATTCAGGAAACGATGCAGGAAGTAAAAGACCTCTTCACAGTTTCGGGCAACGGGCATTTATATGCTGAATGTATGGCTCAGATGGCTAACGCTAGAAAAGCAAAGCAAATTGAACTAGCTAAAGCGGCGGCAGCGAAAAAGAAGTTTTGGAAAGATATGCGTCAGATTGGCTCGATTCTTCTTCTGTGCTTGGTTTTATTGCCAGCGGTGATAGGTGGGTTGTTGGCTTACCTGGTTAACTACCGATGATTATGGCTTTTTTATTAGTCGTAATCGTAAACGGTGAGCCATTAGAGAATAGTGGTAATTGGTTTTTTAAAAGCGTACTGACATGCAACAGAGCGGCAAATTACATAGAAAGTGGAGCGACTTCGCCTAAAGGCGGCACGGGTACACAAAAAGGTATATCAGCCTACTGCGTTCCGAAGTCAGTTCCGA